GGACAATTCTCTCTTTTGATGCTTGTAGAAGCTATGGAACTTGAAGGCATACATGTATTTAGTTTGAATACTGATGGCATCACTCTTAAATTACATAAAGATAAAAAGGAAGTATTTGAAAAGATATGTAAAGAATGGGAACAAAAAACACAATTTGTACTTGAAAGGGTTGATTATTCTAAAATAATATATTCCACTGTAAATGATTATATTGCTATAACAAATGAAGGAAAAGTTAAAACTAAAGGTGATTTCATTTCTGATTTTGAATTATGGAAAAATAAATCAAATAGAGTTGTAGCATTGGCTCTTCAGGAATATTTTACAAAAGGTACAGATCCAAAAGAATTTATTACAAATCATAAAAATATTTTTGATTATTGTATAATGTCAAGAGCAACAGGGGAACTTCATCTTGAACTTCAGGATGAAGGCGGAAATATCATTAAACTTAAAAAACTTGTAAGATATTATTTATCTAAAAATTCAAACTGGCAATTATTTAAAAGAGGAACAGGATCAACAGGAAAACCAATGAATGTAAACCAGGCTGCTCCTAATGAACTTGGAACTCTTTATGTTCAATATTATAATAAACATGAAGAAAAGCCTTTTGAAGAATATAATGTTGATGTAAATCAATATATTTATAAGGCATATAAACTTATTGCAAAAATTGAAAAGAATAAAAAAGATAAGAATTTCATTGCAAGTTTGAATAATTGTAAACAAATCTCATTATTTTAAAAAACAAAATGGAAAAAAAACAGCTTTATCTTGTAGGAACGCTTACAAAAGAAAAACAAATAGATGCAAATGATGCAATATATGTTCATAATGATGAGGAAATAGAAAAAATATTTCAATCAGGAAGTTATGAAGAAGAAGAGAACTATTTTAGAATTCCTTTAAATTTGGAAGAACTGGAAGAAATATTTGTCAAAAGACAAATTGAATTTAAAAAAGTAAAGCATGGAACTGATACTAACACCAAAAATAATAGAAAGCATTAGTATTCCAATTGATCAGTTTATATATCTTTGGCTTAGAAGTATAGAAGTAACTCCAAACTTTAGTTGCAATGTTCCTCTTATAATAGAAGGGTATTTATATCCTTCAGGGAACATTGCTCCTAAAGGAATGAGTTTTATACAAAATGTTTTAGGAAACGTGTATCATAAAGTAGACAATTATGAACAACTTCATAAAGAATTACAGGATAGATTGTTTGTTTTAACAGGAAAAAAGCAAGTTAAAGCAAATGGAAGCTATACATTCTTATGCAATTCTATAGATCTTAAGTCTAGGCTTACAAGGGTTATAACAAAATATAAACTGGCAGATTGGGAAAAAGTTAAGAAACTTCTACTTTCTCATGTTGAAAAAGCACACAACCAGAAATTTGATAAAGTTATGCTTATTCAATATTATATAGAAAAGAATGGAAATTCTAACTTAGCTTCTGATTATGAGAGTTTTACAGAAGAAAAAACAACAACATTTAAATCAAATCAAAAATTTGTATAATGGCAATTAAAAGTATAGCTGACGTAGTTAGAGAAACTGAAAAATACATTGATGATAGGAGAAAAGGAGTTATAAAATCCTATAAGACAGGATATTCTAAGTTTGACAATGCAAATCTTGATGGTTGGGAATGGGGATCAGCTATAACTATAGGAGCCAGACCTAGTGTTGGTAAAACTGTATTCACCTCATGTTTGTTAAGAAATAGCTTTGATTATAATGATTTTAAAGACATTGTAATATTAGAATTCAACTGGGAAATGGCAAGTAGGGTGTTATTGCTAAGAGAATTAAGTGCAGACACAAAGAATAGCTATAAGGATGTTATATCAGCAGGAAATATAAAAGTTACCGATGAAGCATTTAAGTATTATTCTGAAGTGCTTAAGAAATATGCAAATCTTCCTATTTATTATGAAGAAGAACCTAAAACAGCTAAAGAATTTGCAGCAGTTGTTAGAAAATTCAGAGACAAACATAAAGATAAGAAGATATTGGTAAGAACTGATCACACTATTCTTGGCAGAAAATCTGCTTCTGAGGGAAATCAAACAGAGATGCTTTACAATCTATTCTTTGAAGGAAATATAATCAAGAAAGAATCTGATATTATATTTATTTGGCTTACACAGCTACAAAGGGATTTTGAAACAAGACAAGAGGATGGAACAGATAAAGCATTTCCAAGACAATCTGATGTTTTTGGTTCTGATGCTGCTGCAATGTATTCAGAATCAATAATACTTCTAAATAAACCCTCGCGGTATGGAATATCTTATTATGGGAATAGGGGAAGTGGTATAGTTGTAGAACAGAATGATCTTTTTGCTCACATGGTAAAAAACAGAAACGGGGAAGGAGATATGATCCTTAAATACAAGACACAATTTGAAACAATGAGTATAACAGAATGTTAAAATTATGACACAACAGGAAATTATAGAAAATTTAAAAACAAAATTTGGGGTAGAGACAAAGAATGCCTATCCTAAAAAAACATATTTGAGAGATGGATTTCCATTCATAGGTGTGTTTTCAAGTGAACTAAAGGAAGATTTTTATTTTTATGTAGAATATAGAAATGAATATTATAAACTTCCCTACAGAGAAAATTATAAAGAATACTACATTCCTGAAATATTTGATGGAAAAACAAAATATCAAATAGATATGAGTGATTGTATTCTTCTTAAAGAACCAGAGGAATATAGAGAACTTGAAGATGCTTCTTTTATGGGAGAAACAACATTAAGAGATGTTGCCTCAATCATCTTGAACAAGCCTGTTTCCAACAAGACTTGGCTTAATGAGATAATAAATTTAAAACAATAATTGCTTTAAATTTAGTAAGATATTGCGTATATTTGCAATTAAATAAAAAATAAAATAAATGCAACAAGAAGAATTTAAACTGCCGGATGATGTACAAATTGCTACACAAAATAATCCAAGAGACCTTGTAGTAATTTCAATTCCTAAAATGGGAAAAGGTACAATTCTTGGAAGTTTTACAGAAAATCATAATGCTATTGTATTTGATTTGGAAAAAGGAGGGTATGAATATATAAATGCAAGAAAAATAAGCACATATATAAGTCAGGACACAACACTTACAGAAGCTTATGATAATTATGTGAAATACAGAAATCTCCTTCTTCAAACCAAAGGAAAGTATGAATATCTCATAATAGATGGACTTTCAGATCTCGACTCTCTATCTATGATTGGTGGAACATATCTTTTCATGGATAGTGTTATGGGTAAGACCTTTAACAGAAAAGATGGAAAGAAGTTAAAATATGGAGAACCTGGATTTATATTTGTTACAGAATATCTTAAAGATGGAGGAGGATATAAATGGACAAGAGATTGGTTTTTGAATCAAATAGAAATATTCAGACAAATATCTCCATATAGGATTTATGCAGCACATATTTCAGACAAACTTCTAAGAGATAATGGAAAAGAAGAAGTTGCAGGAAGTGAAATATCTCTTACAGGAAAGCTTAAAACTATTTTTGCTTCTAAAGTGACAGCTTTGGCTAAACTTGTAGCTGAAGAAAATAAGAGATATTTGAATTTTCAAGTTTTAAACGACTCAATTATTGCTGGCAGTCGTAACCCAAGGCTGTTTGGTAAGATATTAATATCTGATAAAATAGATAATAAAATAGTCACCTATTGGGAAAAAATATATGAGTAATTTAGAGATTTAGATAGTTTTTATTATATTTATAACATGAAGTCAGGAATATACAGTATAACATGTCTTATTAATAATAAAAAATATATAGGTTATGCAACAAATCTTCAGAAAAGAAAAGGAAATCATTTTGATGATTTAAGAGATAATAAGCATAGGAATAATCACTTACAAAATGCTTATAACCTATATAAAAAAGAAAACTTCTTGTTTGAAATAGTTGAATACTGTAGAGTAGCTGATTTATGTATTTTAGAACATTATTGGGCACATTTTTATGATGTTTGGGATAGGGATAAAGGGTATAATATTGATAAAACTAACCCTGATGGGAAAGCCAAAAGATCAGAAGAAACTTGTAAAAAGATAGGAGATGCTCATAGAGGAAAATTTGTCACAGATGAAACAAAGGAGAAAATTTCTAAAAGTAAAAAAGGACAAACTCATACAAAGGAAGCTAAAGATAAAATTGGAATAGGCGCAAAAGGTAGGGTATTTTCTAAAGAATCTCTAGAAAGAAGAGCAAATACTAGATCTATACCTATTATTCAATTATCTAAGAATGAAGAATTTATTAAAGAATGGAAGTCTGCTAAAGAAGCTAGTGAGTGTTTAGATATAAATCATAGAAATATATCTAGCACTTGTAGAAAAGAAAGAAAAACAGCAGGAAAATTTATTTGGAAATTTATAATTAAAAATTAAACAAAAATGAAAGTAAATCAAAATCAGGGAAGTATTGAGAATATTAAATATGTAGGAGTTTCTGTTGTAACTCCATTGGTATTCAATCCTAACAGAGAAGAATTGGATAAAGTGCTTGGAGTTGAGAGAGCAGATGATTATGTACCTAAAGATGAATTTGTATATGTCAAAGAAAATGTAGAATTGAAACAAAAAGACAAAGAAGGCAATGAACTGGATAGTATTTTTTGTGATCAACTCAACATCACTGTTTGGGTGAAAGAAGAAAAAACAAAAAAAGCTTTTCCTATAAATTTTACTATTTATAATGCTGAAGATGTTTCTTCTACAGGAAAGTACAAATTTGTCAATCAGCATGGTAAAAGTATTTATTGTGACAGCGCAGAAAATCTAAGCGAATATTTCACTCACACTCCAGGAAAAATAAAACAACCTCTTGAATATAGAAAAGCATTTAAAGGAGAGGCTAATTTCCTTGAATTTCTTGCATCTTGGACAAATATAAATCCTTTTGACAATCAGAGTTCTTTGTTTGTAGAGGACACAAAAAAGTTTTGGGCAGGGAATATGAAAGAGCTTAACTCTATTCTTGTTGACTTTTCTACAAATTCTGTAATGGTTAATTTTAATGTAAAAGTTAAGGAAGTTTCAGATGACCAAGGGAATACAGAAATAAAAGAATATAACAGAATAGCTACAAAAGCATTTTGTTCAGGTGGAATGATGAAATATTTCAGGCAATATGCTAAGAATAATTTTAAGGATTTGAATGGAAAAGCTAAAATAAGTGGTGTAAGTATGTATAATTTGAATAAATTTGTAGAAGATATTTATGGAGACTATGGTGTAAAAGATCATACATTCAAAGGAGAACTTATAGAATATGATCCTAATGCAAATCCTGTTAATACTGATTCTGCAATAGTTCATGATGATAGTTCTTATTAAATAAATTAACAAAAAATATAAAGCCCCATAACAAATAAATTATGGGGCTTTTTTTATTAATTGATATGAAAATAGCTAAAAGAATTGATTTAAAAGAACTTATAGATACATATCTTTCTGACTTGGAAATATTTAACAGGTATATTGGAAATGTACAAATAGGAAATCCATTCTGTTCTCTACTTAGAACAGATAAAAATCCTTCATGTAACTTATATATATCTAAAAGCGGGACAGTGAGATATAAAGATCACAGTACAGGAGATAATCTTACAGCTATTAGTTATGTTCAGACTTTATTCAATTTGAGTTACCCAGATGCACTAAGAAAAATAGCTGCTGATTTTAATTTAAATGACCAGGAGTTTACAGCAAAGCCTATATTCAATTCAAAAAAACCTGAAATTGTAAAACAAAAAGTGGAAATAAAAATAGTTCCAAAGAAGTTTACAGAAGCAGATTTAGAATATTGGTCTAGCTTTGGTATTAGTTATGAAACATTAAAACTTTTTAATGTTTATTCTGTAGATAAGCTGTGGATAAAAAAGCAACCAATGATCATCAAAAGAGATGAATTATGTTTTGCTTATTATTTTCCACAGTCCAATCATTTGAAAATTTATTTTCCATTAAGAAAAAAAGGAAACAAATGGTATAGCAATACAGATAATATCTGTGATGTTCAGGGATACTATCAAATGAACATAAAAGATACCAAACCAAGTATAATACTTACAAGTTCTTTAAAGGAAGTTATGCTGCTATGGGAATATGGTATTAAAAGTATGGCAATTCATGGGGAACTTGCTAATTATGATGTTGATTTTATAAGGCATATTAAAAAATATTGCACTGAAATAAGATCTCTTTATGATTGGGATGAATCTGGATTTAAAGCAGGAAACAATCTTAAAAATCTTCATGGTATTGAAATGATAACAAAACCTGATGATTTACAATGTAAGGATATTTCTGATTGTTTTAGACAAAACAAAGAAACAGCAATTGAATTTTTAAAAAGTATAAAACATGAATAAACTAAACTGGAATGCATTTAAAGACCTTATAGATGTTTCCTGGCACAAAGATCTGCAACCATTTATAGAAAGTAAAGAATGCTATGACATCTATCAGCATCTTAAAAGTTTGCCAAGAAATGAGGCAATACCAAAAAGTGAATTATTATGGAGACCTTTCCAAGAATGTAA